CTTATATGAATTTACGAGAAAAAGTAAATGCACTATTCGCAAAACACAATGTATCACTCACAGCGGAAGAAACCGTTGTTGACGTGAAGCAAATGGTTGAGGCAATACTTGCAGACGGAACAAGCATTTATTCCGACAGCGACACATGGGCACCGGGTGTTCGTGTATTATCTAAAGACGCAGACGGCAATGAAGTCGTGGTTGCGGACGGAGAATACACAACAGCGGAAGGCGTTATTGTAGTCGTTGCAGACGGTCTACTTGTTGAACTTAAGCCAATGGAAGAAGAAGCTCCAGAGGTTGAAGTTGAAGAAGCTGAACAAGCAAAAGACGAATCACTAAGCAAAGAGGTTGAAGGACTTCTTTCGTTAGTTGCTAAGTTGGAAAGCGAACTTTCAGAAGCTAAAAAAGCGAATGAGAATCTTTCAAGCGAAGTAACAAAATTAAGCGCACAGCCTGCTGCGACTTCAATCAAAGAAGTAAAGCAAGCAAAACAAACACCTTCTAAGTCTTACGCTAAAATGTCGGCTGAAGAACGTTTCTTATTTCATCTTAAAAAATAAAAAAACAAACAATAAAAAATGGCTACTACCACTTCATTAACTACGACCTACGCAGGTCGCGAAGCAGCAGGATATATTCGCGCTGCATTTTTAAGCAACGAATCGTTAAACGCGGTTACTTTCAAAGAGAACATCGAGTACAAGCAAGTTGTTCGTCGCTTAGTTGACGATATCACTTTTGCTAACGCTACATGTGACTTTACACCAACGGGAACGGTTACTCTTTCTGAGCGTATTTTGACTTTGGAGAAATTCCAAATCCACAGACAATTGTGCAAAAATACGTTTTTGATCGATTGGGAAGCGCGTTCTGAGCAGAACAACGAACTTCACGCTTCATTAACTGACGCTATCATTGCTAACGTTTTAGCAGGAATGGGAGCGCGTAACGAGGTCTTGATATGGCAGGGAGTTAACGCTAACGCAGGCGAGTACGCAGGTTTCGAAACATTGTTCTTGGCTGACGCTTCTGTTCTTGATGTATCTGCTCCTGAAGCTATCACTTCTGCAAACGTTATCGAGGAAATGGGACGTTTAGTTTTAACTCTTCCAACGCGTGTACGTCGTGCAACTGAGAAGCCTGTAATCGCAGTTTCTTCTAACGTTGCTGAAGCATACAGAACAGCTATCTTAGGTCTTGGTGGTGGTTTCTACCTTTATCAAGGTGAGTCGGTTGTAATGAACTGGCAGGGACAGTATGACGTTATTGAGTGCCCAGGTATGTCCGACGACACAATGGCGTTTTACCAAAAGAGCAACCTATGGTTCGGTACTAACTTACTTGACCAATGGAACAGCGTAGCAGTTTTGGATATGTACACACATGACCTTTCTGACAACGTTCGTTTCGCAGCTTCTTTCTTTGCAGGTGTACAATACGGCTTCGGTGACGAAATCGCGTTCTACCAATACACTGCCTAATCTTACCATTCTAACCCTTGCATAAACAGAGGTAGCGGCATAAACACCGCTCCTCTTTTGTGCTAATAAAAACATACAAATATGGCAAATTGTGAATTGACTATCGGCTTTAATTTAGAGTGTAAAGACGCGATTGGCGGAATTAAAAAAATCGTTTTAACCCAATGGAACTCAAGTGTTGATTTTGTTTTTGACGGAGCAACAGAAGTGGTTGAAGAAATTGTGGGTGTTTCAGATAATGAATTGTTTACATATCAACTTCCAACGCAAACAGGATCGTTCGAAGAAACAATAAACTTCAACCGTGACGCAGGAACTATTTTCTACACGCAGACGGTAAACATCATGTTAAACAAACTAAGCGCACCAAAGCGTCTTGAATTGCAAGGTGTTGCAACTACTCGCGTTATTGTATTTGTAAACGATACAAACGACAATTGGTGGGCGGTTGGTTATGAGTTCGGAGCAGACCTTTCTACTGCAACAGCAGGAACAGGAACGGTTTTGGGTGACATGAACGGTTTCACTTTAGCGTTCACTCACGAAACACCGAAGCGCGCTTACAAATTAGCTGGCGCTCCTGCTGACATTAACTAATCAAAAAACTTTTACACATAGAGGAGCAACGCGCTCCTCTGTGATGTAATTTTAACGTAAAGGGAAAAGGGAATGGTATACCTAAACACAAATACAGCGAATCAATACGCGTATCTTTCGTTAGACGAAGGACGTGCCTATTTCAACGTTGCCTTTACACACTATTTGCTTGTCATGACTTACGAAATGACAGGTGAACAACTCGCGCAAGTGGTCGAAGTAATAAACGAGAACGAACGCGTAACTAAAATAAGACTAACAACGGTTGGTTTGGTCGATGCAGGTCGTTATCATTACCAAGTGTATGGTCAAAACAGCAATAGCAATATAGACCCAACCAACGCGTCCGTCGTTGGTTTGATTGAGAAAAGTTTAATGATACTTCAAGACGGAACTATTTTCTTTGACGTTTCTTCACCGACAATTCCTGTCGATGTAATTTATACAGGTGCATAATATGAGCAACATACAAGCAATAAATCTTTCAGCATACGAACCAGTTGAAGCAATCGAGAAAGAGAATCGCGCAGGTTGGATTGACTACGGTTTCAACAATCTTTTTCCTCAGCACCTAATCACGCTTTATTACAATTCACCTATTCATAACGCGTTGACGAACTCAATTGCATATATGATTGAAGGGCAAGGAACAGGAACGATACTCGACAACGCTTTACAAGGCATCGCGTTCGACTTAAAGTTACAAGGTTCGTTTTGTGCTGAGGTGATATGGTCGTTGGACTTTACTCGCATTGTACAAATAAACCACTTGCCTTTTGAGAACTGTCGTTTAGCTTACGACAAAGAAGAGGACGATATTACAGGAATTTTCTATTCAAAAGATTGGGCAAATACAAGAAGCAAAAAAGGTAAACCCGAATTTATTCCTGCGTTCAATCCTTCAATAGCGCAAGAACAACCGCGTCAAGTTATTTACGCACACGGAATGATGGCAGGTTCTTCGTACTACGCAAAGCCTGACTACTTCGGTGCGTTGAACTACGTTGAGTTGTCCTATCAAATGGGTATGTATCACGTCAACAATATCTTGAACGGATTATTTCCTTCGTTCATTATAAACTTCTTGAATGGTATTCCGCAGAAAGAAGAACGTGAGGCAATACGTCGTGAGTGGGAAACACGTTTGAGCGGTGCAAGTAACGCGGGTAAATTCTTAATGACATTTAACGAAGATCCTGCACGCGCTCCACAAATCGAATCGTTTCCACTTAGTGACGCTGACAAGCAATATCAATTTTTATCAGAAGAAACAGCGAAGCAAATCATGGTCGGACACCGCGTTGTTTCGCCATTGATTCACGGCATACGCGACACGACAGGCTTCGGTTCGAACAAAGATGAAATGATTGTTGGGTTGGAGATATTTAACACGCAGGTTATTCGTCCATATCAAAGAATAATCGAAGAAGTCTTTACACCGATTTTAGGCGACGTAAATATACAGATGAACTCAGTATTCGACGACGGTGTTGCAATCGATTCTAACGCACCTATTGACGTAATAGACATACCTTCAACAGACGTGACAGAAACACCAACAGGAATAACAGAAAAGGTAAGCGACGTGACGTACAACGGTGCGCAAATTGCTTCTGCTTTGGAGATTGTTGCAGCGGTTGGACTTGGAACGCTAACGCAAGAACAAGCAATTGTTTTCTTGGTTCAGTTCTTAGGTCTTGACGTGGACGTTGCGAAGTCGATGTTTCAAACAGGCGGTGACGCGGTGGCTAAATTGTCCGCTCAAAAAAAAAAAGTTGTAGCGAAGAAGGCGAAGGATGCGGGTGTTAAGATAAGCAAAGAAGAAGGTGAAGCGTGGGTTGCACACCTACGCGAAAAGGCTGAATACATCGACGAACAAGAATGGGAGTTAATTTCTGACGAAGAAGTAACCAACCCAGAAGGCGAAGAAAACTATCGTACTGAATTTATGAGCGTTCGCGGTTACGACAACCCCGACAAAAGAAGTGATTCTCTCGA